CCTAAGTCTGGTGATGTTCTACTGAAAGGTGATGAGATTGGAGAATCTGGATCACTTGGTTGGATCTATGCCAACTACTTCAGTGAGATCTCTGTAAATAGCATCTTCACTATCACATTTGACGGTAGTAACGTTGTTAAACTTACATTTGAAGCGAGTAACGTTGCTGTAGAGAACCAAGCACTTGGTATTACATCTTCTTCCAAGATTAGATTTACCAATTACCCAGTATCTCTACTGAACCTTCCACAAGGTTGGCCTGTTTACTCACCTTCTGGAGATGCGTTCTCACCAACTAATAACTATGTTCACTTCCAAGTAACAACTGCTCAAGCACAAGCTACTTTAAACTGGGCAACAATTGTCGCTGGTAACAACCCTGATCCTAAGATATTTGTTTCTACATCAGAGTTCAAGGAACTTGGTGTTATAGGTGCTGATGCAATCCGTACTTATGTTAGAAATACATTGGTATCGGGTGCTGGTTCTATAGGTGACTACAGACTTGGTGTTAACACAGTAGCAAGAGCATCACACAGTTCTTACGAGACTGGATTTGTAGATACTTACACTAATCCTAAGGCTAACTTGGATGTTGTTGGTAGTGCATTCATCAGTGGTACAACAACCCCAGACTTCTTAACTAATGCTGAGTTTGCTGCTCGTACTAAGAATGGTCGTGCTGACGCATTGTTAGTCGGTGGTGATGCAGACAATCCTCTTAACCAGTCAACACTTAGAGTTAAAACTTCTAATACTGTAGGTACTGGTCAGGTTGGTATCAATGCAACAGATGCAAATCTTTCCTCATACGGTTTATTTGTCAACGGAACTTCTAAGTTCACTGGCAATGCACTATTTGATCTAGATGTTCAAATTGATGGTGGAGATCTTACTACTGCTGCTACAACATTCAATCTTGTTAACGGTACTGCAACCACAGTTAATATTGCGGGTGCTGCAACTGCCTTAACAATCGCTGATACTACAACAGCAGCTCAGACAATAGACATTGGTGATTCTGTAACTGGACAACAGACTATCAAGATTGGTAGTGCTTCTGTTGACAGTAACATCTTCTTAGGTGCTATTGCTGACACTGCAACTAACATTTCTAAGATTGAAATTGGTGGTGCATACGGTAATAACGAATCACTATCCTACGTTAAGTTTGGAAATAGAAAGGTATCCTACGCAGGTGATGCAACATTCGGTGCAGACAAGATACTTGGTGGTGATAGAACACAACCAGAACAGATCGTAACTCTGAATACTGAAGCAGGTATTGTTTCCTTATTCTCTGGTAATACACAGACCATTGACGTAGCAACTAACTCTTCTGAAGTTAACATTGCTGGTCAAGGTGGTACAACCACAGTTAGAAATAACCTTGAAGTAGATGGTACAGCAACCTTTAACGGTAGCGTTAACCTCTGCGGTGGTACTTCTGCCTTCTCCTTCGTTGGTGATAGAGCACAGTTAGGATCTACTCCATTCGCTCACGCAAGTGGTATTATATCAGTAGGTACTTACAATAAGAACATTGACATCATCAATGTACTTGAAGTTATCGAAGCAGATCCAAATTACAACCGTCTTGACACTGCTGGTTCAGGAGTATGGGGCGGTACTACATTCCAGAATGTAATAGCTGCTGCTGGACCTGGCGGTGCTGACCTACCTGCTCTAACTGGTAATCAGTACTACTTACCATTACTCAATAATCCTGGTAGTTACTTTGGTGAAGGTGATTACATAATCCTTGACACAACAGTTGATGCAGGAACAGGAACACACCCAGAGATCGTAAGAGTTGCTTCTGGTGGTTTAAGTGGAGTACAACAAGCTCCTTACTACCTAACAGTTGAGAGACAACCACTTGGTACATTCACAACTGTCAAGACTAATCACCCTGATACAGTAACAAACAGAACTCCAATCTATAAGTGTAACATCGCATTTGATGCTACATGGACAGAGCAGACAATTGATTCTACTGGTACTCAGGAGAATATCTACTTAGCATCTTTCGGTGGAACACTAACAGTCCAAAGAGACTATGTTATTGTTGATCGTGAAGATACAAACACAGACGGAACCTTCAATCAAGGTGAAGTATTCAAACTAGCAACACCTCTTACACAGAACAATAAGAAGTTACAAATTAAGGATGGATGTCCTGGTAACGTATTGTTCGAGGTTGACACCGTAACTGGTGGAGTAATCGTTGGTAACGATGGTGTTGATGGAGAGAATGGTAAGTTAACTGTTAACGGTTCATTCAACTTCATTGGTGGATGTAAGACTGGTTACAAGGCAACTGCTGCTTCTCTTGGTGTATTCACTGGTGATATCGCAGCATCATTCACAACTATCACTAACGTTGTTGATACTACTGGACTTGAAGTTAACGATTACGTTCAACTAGTAAGCGGTGGTAATGCAGTAACATTAACACAGAATCAGTTCGTAACTGATGGTGGTATCACAAGACAGGTTGATCCTCAGATCGTCAGCATCGTTGGTAGTACAGTAACACTGAACACTGCCTTCTCTGGTGCTGGAACTGCAACTGGTGTATCATTAAAGGCAGCGAAGAACGAGAAGTTTAGTATAACAGATCGTGTTCGTGATATCTTCACTATCGATGCTTGCAGTGGTGACACTGTAATTGGTAACCCAAGTGGTAGAGTTTACACACAGAGATCTAAGTTTGGAACTAGTGTATCATCACATAGTGTTGGTGCTACTGTATACACAGTACTTAAGGATCCTAAAGTTGATAACGGAATTGCAACAACATTTGTTGATACTGTAACTCCGATTACAACAACTGCAACCCAACTCACAGTTGATAACGTTAGCAACTTTGCAATTAACGACTTCATCTTAGTTGGTTACGGTTCAGGTACTCAAGAAGAATTCATGCAGATAACTGGTACTCCAGTTGTAACCTCTGGTACTGCTGGATACTTGCCTGTAACTCGTATCAATAACGTTGCTAACTGGCCTGGTGCTGCTAAGACTCACGCTGACGGTGAAACTGTCTGGAGAGTATTACTTAGAGAGACAACTGTACTTGAAGAAGATATTGCTGGATCAGGTTCATCTCTTGTAGAAATCAAGTTAAAGAACAGTGATGTAGTTCCATTCTTCAAGGATAGAGAGTACTTCCTATTCATCGGTGATGAAATCTTTGAGGTAGGAAACTCAGTAACAACCACTGGTGGAACACCATTGGTCAAGAAGGACTTCCATCATGGTCGTTTGACAGTATACGATGATGTTAAGTTCATCGGATCTTCCTTCGACATCATGGGTAGTGATAATAACGTACCTATCCTCACATTAGTAAATAACGACGAGCACCACTTTGAAGCTGGTAAGTTAGTTGTTAATGCTGCTACAGACATAAGTGGATTCCTAAGAGTATTCCCAAGTAAGTGTGTTGAGGATCCTGATGCAATTCAGTTCTCTAACACTGCCTTCTCACCAACATTCCGTGTTGAACCTGAATATGGTGATACATTCGTTGGTCGTTTCTTAGATATCAATGGTATTGCTGCTACAACTGCATCTAATACCCAGAAGATATTCACAGTTAGAAATCTTGGTGATGGTGGTACTAAGAACTATCAGATTAACCAAGACTGTTCTATCGATGGATTTGGTTAGACTGGTTGGAAGAACAAGAATGGTGGTCATAAGTCTACCTTCGTTAACGCAACAGGCAGTGTTACTAGCAATATAAATTATATTGTAGCAGTAGCACCAGCAACAGGTGCGATGGTATTAACTCTACCATCTCTTGCTGAGACTGGAGACATCATTAGATTTACTGAAGTTGGTGGTCAATTGACTTATAACAACTCTCTCGTAATTCGTGCTCCAATCGTAGGTGGTGAACCAGTTGCGATTCAAGGTGATACTGAAGGTACTAAGTTGGGTGGTCTATCTACTCCATACGGATCTGGTGAACTTGTTGTACAGAACAGAAACGCATCCTTCGGTCTAATATTCGTTGGTCAATCAGATGGAGATAACTTCATCCCTGCTGCATATCAAGGTTGGTGGTTAACTGAACTATAATGGCATTCTACAACAGAGTCAAAACAATGAAGACCTCACCCATTGGCACTATAATGCCATGGGGAGGTAACTCAACGCTTAGAGGATCAAATCCCCCTAACGTGCCACATGGTTGGATACTATGTGATGGAGCTACTCATTCTGCTAGTGAATATCCTTTACTAGCATCTATGATTGGTAACACATATGGTCCCACTGCTACATCAATTAAGGGTAACTACCCTGATTATGAAGCGGCAGATCAATTTCGTGTTCCTAACTTAAATGGTAGAGCATTGGTTGATGTTGAGAGAACTATGTTGGGTGACGCACAATATCAGTACAATCAAGCGGATGCTGATACTGTTGTTGGTCCTTTGATTGAAGGTGATGGTACTGCGGTAACACCCCCTGCTATCTACAGTGCTGACACTGATATAACATTCCAACTTGATGGTATTAATAATATGGCAGGTAGGATTCAAGAGTTTACTCTGAATGATCCTACATGGTCTAAGACATACTATGTTCTCGGTAGAAAACTAGGTATAGACCACACACCTGCTCATAGGCATCCCGGATCATATACTACTGCTCAACCTTCTGGTAAGTATGTACAAACATTCGAGACTACATTCTATGCTACTAGTGGATCACCTGATTATGAATCTGCTAACCTAACTGGTGCAGGTGGTAATGATGGTCCTGATAGTTGGCAGAATGGATTCGGATCTATCACATACTATGATGACAATACTCTTGTTGTAACCAGTGAAGGAAAGACATTCGACCCTGCGACTAAAGGAACTATTCCTGAAATTGGTAAGGTTAGAACTATACCACAAGGTAGTGGTAATACTCCTGCCTTTGGTGACACTTATAATTATGGCCACCAAATGATTGCACATACTGGTGTCTTCCCACCACCATATACATCAGGTATTATGGGTAAGAAGAACTATATTGGTGGAGATCAAAGTGTAACTTATCCAACAAACTTGAGTCATTCTGGTGAAGTATTCACAGAATCAAGTCTTGCTCCGCATAATCATTTTACATTTGATATTTCTATGACTGCTCCAGGCTTGAGAGCACCTTCAAATATCGCTATTAATAATGTACAATCATATACTGTTAATGTTTCTGACATCGATAGTGCATTAAATATTGTATTAGATAACAATACACCTTCCCAGACAGTAATAATGTTAATACGGGCATTCTAATGGCAGCATTCCTATCACAAGAGAGAAATAAACTAGGTACTACAACAGGATCCCTGATAGCATTCCCTAGAGAATTAGATGTTAATGATCCTACAGTAGGACTCAGTGCATCGTTACTACCTGCTGGTTATTTGAGATGTGATGGTAGTGTATACAATGAAACACAATACCCTGCTCTTGCTGAGATTTTAGGACTGGGTGATCTATGTGTATTCAAACAGACTGGTGTTACTTTAACTACTTCACAGTTTCAAGTACCAGATTTAAGATCAAAGTTTATTAAAGCATCAAGTGGTTCGGATCAGGGTGTAATGAATGACCTGACAGTAACCAATGCTGCTAACCAGACAATAGATAAGTCTGGTGTTGGTATTGAGGTGTCAAGTAATGTTGGAAGTACTGCTACTATTACTTTAAGTGGACAGTTTAGAATCCCACCAGTTACTGCTGCACTAAGAGGTAATGTTTCATTTACTAGACCAAGATACGTAGATTCGGAGATTGTTCCTGTAAATGGATTCCAACCACACTGTCACTATACTACAACCAGAAGGTGTAGGATCAAGAGACGTGCTGGTAGTGATATGTTTGAATTAAACTATTACAGGAATGCTTCTACGATTGGTGTACATGAATGGTACTATCACACAATGGTTGATGGTCCTGGTGGTAACCAGGAAGCACAACCTGCTTGTAGATTGTATGCAGAATCAGTGAACTTCACACCAGGCAACTATATTCCTAGTGGTTTCGGTGTTAGTTATCAATACTATGGTGTGTGTAAGAATGCTTGTGCTGGATTTAATATCTATTGTTTAGTACCAAGTTCACAGTCTACTACACAATCTGGTGATAATATTGCTGGTCAAAGTCCTAGTATTATACCTCTATTCATAGATACTACACCTAATACATGCTTCCAGACATTACCTTGGCCAATTGGTCAACAGTCTATGACATGTGCGAGTAGTTCTTTAAGTATCTCATCAAACTATATTGCTGGTGCAACTGGTGTTGGTACTGATGATATACCTCAGACAGGTACTAATGGTTATTCACATACTGCTGACTTATCTAATGTCATGCCGTTTGATACTGCTGTTGATACTGGTATAGCAAATACTGTGTATCCACAGATATCTAACGTGGTAGTAACAACTAATGCTTTGAATTATGAATCTGATCCAACAGATCATACTCATACCATCAATTATGAGACAGGTACTACCAATTATAACTTAAATACTACTGAGTTCTTCGTTAGTACTGATGGAATGACTTCCACAATTAATATTACTCCTGATCAAACTAAGAAGATGGACAATTTAATTGCTCCTTTTATTATGGTCGATTATCTAATTAAAGTCTAATGAGAAATATTCGCTCTAACTACTTAGCAGATAAGGTGACTTACACGTCATCAACTATGCCTATTGGTGCAATCTTACCTGTGTTTAAGGCAGATGACGATAAGGTATCAGATGATGGTGTAGTTACTGCGATAGCACAGTATGCTGCTGGAACTGGTTCGGGGTATCAATCAGATTTAATGAGTCCAGCAGGTTATCCAATAGAACCAATAGAAATGGTTATTGGACAGGGTGGTCTATCAGTAAGTAATGATACATTTTCATTCACTGGTGTAGGAAATCTTTTAAGTGATGGTGATAAGATAATAATTAAATCCACATCACAATCACCAAACAAAGCAAAACTTGGTGGTTCTATTCAATCATTTACT